CTCGCCACATCTACGACACAGCCCTCCTCATGCATAGAGGGGACATGCCCCTCGTCCGCCTCAAGAGCGATGCATATGCAAGCCCCTCAGACCGCTCCGTGCATCCCAGCACCAAACCCGAGCCTATGCTTCGTTACTTCTTCGAGATGCTTGTGGATGACCAAACCTCTCTCTTCGATCCTACCTGTGGAAGCGGAGCCGCCCTCCGCGCCGCTGAGTCTCTCAGCGCAAAGCGCGTCCTCGGCCTCGAGGTGGATTGGCAATATTGTGAGGCCGCAAGGCTTGCTTTGAAGGATAGCCGGGCGAAGATGAGCGTCCTCCGGGGGATCTAGACATGCAAGGCATGTATGGCTATTCAGGCCCGAATAATCCAAAAATCCTGCTAGTCGGGGAAGCATGGGGCGCAGATGAAGAAAAAGCAAAGAAGCCCTTCGTCGGCGTCTCCGGACAAGAGCTGTGGCGCATTTTGGGCCAAGCCTTCTCTGAAGTTCGACCGGACTTGCACAGCTGGGCTGCTGATCTTTGCGGTCCTCAGTGGGGCCTTTCTTGGATACCTCGTAGGGATGCATGGCTGGATGCGGCTTCCATTGGGATGACCAATGTGCTAAATGAGAGGCCACCAGGGAATAAGCTTGAGGCCTTCTGCGGAAGCCGGATTGAGGTAGGGAAGGATTATCCTTATTCTGCGATGATACAGGCAAAGTACCTGCTACCCAAATACCTCCACCACCTTGATAGGCTCAAGAATGAAATTCAAACCCTTAAACCTAATCTTGTGGTTGCTATGGGCAACGCTGCGTGTTGGGGTCTACTTAATACTACTGGTATCACTAGCATTCGTGGGACTACTGTTCTTTCACCTCTGGGATTTAAGGTTCTCCCAACATTCCACCCAGCTTCCCTTCTTTATGAAGGGCAGTGGAGCAATCGCCCTATCGTCATAGCCGACCTAATGAAAGCCTCTCGAGAGGCAGCCTTCCCCGAGATCCGCCGCCCCCAACGCCGCATCCTTGTAAGCCCCGAACTCGATGAGCTGCGAGATTGGATTGAAGAGACCATCGCGATGCGGCCCTGGAGGCTCGCTGTCGACGTGGAGACCGCAGGAGGGATGATCGACACCATCGGCTTCGCAAGGAGTCCCTCTGAGGCAATAGTAGTGCCCTTCGGCCCACACCGCTACCGCAGAGGCCAGAACTTCGTGGTTATTAGGCCCAAGAGGAATGGAGAGGAGGTCACCAATTATTGGTCCTTTGAAGAGGAGGTCCAAGTCTGGACCCTTATCAAGAGGCTTCTGGAGAGTGGTCTCAATTTGGTTTTTCAGAACGGAGTTTATGACCTTCAGTATCTCATCCGCATGGGCATTAAGCCTAACCTCTGTAGCGATGATACTATGCTTGCTTGGCATTCTCTATTCCCTGAGATGAGAAAGTCCCTTGGCTTCATCGCCTCCATTCTCACGGACGAGAGCGCTTGGAAGGAACTCAACAAGCATAAGGCCGACACGGCTCGGAGGGAGAAATGACCCTTCCCCACTTTCGTCTGGTTGTCATTGAAAGCCCTTATAGTGGCGAAGTTGAAATGAACAAAGCCTACTTGAAGCTTTGTATGTTGGACTCAATCATGAGAGGGGAGGCTCCAAGTGCATCACACAAGCTATACCCTGATGTCCTCGACGATAACGACCCCAACGAAAGGAGACTCGGAATTGAACTTGGCTACGCATGGCTTAGGGCCGCTGATCTGGTGGCATTTTATTCTGATATGGGTTTTAGTCCTGGTATGTGTGAGTGTCTAAAGAAAATCAAGAACGCAACCTTCCGTGTCAGATTCGAAATTAGAAGGCTAGACCCCAATGCTCTCCGTTCAATCTTCAACATTTGACCTCCGGCAGCACACCGAGTTCGAAATCCACCAAATCTATTGCGGACTGGATAACGCACTGACCCATGAAAGCCTCTCCGCAGAGTATGAGCTATTCGACTCAAACACAAACCCCAGACCCCACGCAAGACATATCTATAACTTCGAGAGGGCCCTTCAAGCACCGTACATGGATATTATGCTCCGAGGCTTCGCTGTTGATGTGGAGGCAAGATGGAGAGCCTGCACCCTTCTCAAAGAGAAGATCGACCGCATAAATACCAACCTCCAGAGGATGAGCGAGGCAGCTTGGGGCCAACCCCTCATTCCGAGGAGCAACAAGAACCTTCGCGACTTCTTCTTTGGAGCTATGAAGTTCCCAGAGATAATCACCTCTAAGAAGGGAGTGAAGAAGGTCAGCCTCGACCGAACCGCATTGGAGAAACTCTATGACAACTACCTCTACGCCCGACCTTTTGTCTCTCACATACTCGCTATTCGAGATCTCTCAAAGCAGCTGGAAGTCATGGAGACAGAAGTCGATGCAGACTTCCGATTTAGAAGTAGCTATAATATCGCTGGAACGGAGTCTGGAAGACCTTCATCATCTGAAAGCAGCCTTGGAACGGGCGGTAATGCACAGAACATCGCACCCGGACTTCGACACGTCTTCATTGCCGACCCAGGTTATAGACTTTTCGTGATAGACTTCGAACAATCGGAGGCACGAGATGTTGGCTTTATCATTGGCTGCTTGTTCTCTGATTGGTCATACCTTGATGCTTGTGAGTCTTTTGACCTACACACCTCCAATGCAAAACTGGTGTGGCCAGAGCTGCCTTGGACCAACGATCCGACAGGGGATAAAGCCTTGGCAGGGCGCTCCTTCTATCGAGATTTTACCTACCGCGACATGGCCAAGCGCGGTAGCCATCTAACCAACTATATGGGCACTCCCTTCACCATGGGCCGCCACCTCAAGATCCCTCAGAAGGTAGCTCAAGAGTTCCAAGACCGCTATTGCCGTGGTCCCGACGCTGCATTCCCATGCATCCCTCTCTATTGGCAATGGGCCATCGAGCAGATCCAAACCAATTACAAAATAGTGACCCCTTTCGGAAGAGAGAGGCACTTCTTCGGAGACACTCACGATGACACAACAGCGCGGGAGGCAATTGCTTTTGTTCCCCAATCTACCACGTCAGACCGCACCAACCTGGGGTTCTGGCGGACTTGGAAGTATGTGCCCGAGGCAAGACTGCTGGCTCAAGGATATGACTCGATCACATTCGAACTCCTTGATGATCACCGAGTTAATGATAAAATACATGAAATTATGGAGTGCCTCCGAACCCGAATGACTGACCCCAAATCAGGCCGCACCTTCGAGGTGCCTGTTGATGTGAAGGCCGGCTATAATTGGGGCTACGCATCCAAGACCAATCCAAAAGGCCTATCCAAATTCGAGTTAAGGTCATAAAGCTGTGACAACTAAACTCAAATTAAGGGGTGGGACGCGTGGTACAAGGCAACGGCGCTTGGACCGATCTCATCGATGAGTTTATGCTCTACACACAGGACTTCCAATCAAACGAGGTCCACCGCATATGGAGCGCAATTACCCTAGTAGGAGGAGCCTGTGAACGCCGGATCTGGGTAGAGGTAGGTCCATACGAGACCTACCCAAACCTTTATGTCTTCTTAGTAGCCCCTCCCGGATACGGGAAGGGCATAATCGAGGTTGTAAAAGACCTCTGGACTGAAACCCTTGATCCCGAGCATAGCAAGGGCAACGGTGAGCTTGCAAAGGCATTCCACGTAGCCCCGGATAACGTCACGCGCGCGAGCCTCATTGACGACCTAGCCGAAGCCAAGTCAGTCCGAATCCTTGAAGGAGCAAACCCTCTCAAAAACCAGAAGCCCACCTTCATCTATCACACCCTCCTAATCCCTGCCGAGGAGTTTGAAGTCCTTCTCCCCTCCTACGACCCCTCCTTCATGTCCGTCCTCAACTCTATCTGGAACAACAAAGCCCTTCACTCGGAGACCCGCCGTCATGGTCCCTCCCAGAACGTATCCATCCCCAACCCCCAGTTCACCATCATCGGCGGAGTCCAGCCTGCCTACTTCGTCTCCCATTTCCCCGATGTCGCTTGGGACACCGGCCTCGCTCGCCGTATCGTCATGGTCTACGCGGACTCCTTCCCCAAGCGCGATCCATGGCACAGGTCCGCAGATCGAGGCAATATCCGGAGCCACATGCTTGCTCGCCTCAGCCACATCAGCACCCTCTATGGCCGCATGCGCGTATCTCGCGACGCCGAAACTCTAGTCCGCGATTGGCACATGTCTGATGGACCACCGACTCCTACTCATTCCAAGCTAGTCCATTATAACAACACCCGTACCCAGATGCTCATCAAGCTTTCCATGATCGCCACCATAGCCCGCACCGGAGAGCTTATCATGCAAAGTCAGGATGTAACCCGCGCCCTAGGGTGGTTGCTTGAAGCTGAGAGAAGAATGCCTGACATCTTCAGAGCTATGACTGGCAAGAGCGACTCCCAGATCCTCGAAGAACTCCATTACTTCATCATTGCCAAATATCGAGAGAAATCCAAGCCTATAGAAAGCAAGGACATCTATGAGTTCCTCTCCTTCAGAGCTACCACTGACAAGATACAAAACCTTATTATGACTGCTGAGAAGACCCAGCGCATGATCCGCGTCGGCAACGGCGAGACTTGGATGCCCAGGCCTAAGTTTGTTCACGGCGTGGAGTAAAGGTCATGGCCCTATCCCCAGCAAAGATGGAACTCCTCCAGCGACTCGCCAACCGGCACCTAACCGCCATCGACCTCGTGACGGAACAGAAGATAAGGATGGTCCAAGAGCTTGTCAGCGCCGGATACGCCCGCGACTTCGCCGACCAGCGCGGCCGCCGCGTGGAGGTCCGCCTTCGCATCTGGGGGATAACGAGTGCGGGCAAGGCGGTGCTGGAGCAGCGGGACATGGTTGAGGCCGCAAGTCGGCAGCCCTCCCTTCAATTCGGCTTCAAGAAGGCTATGCAGGGCCGTAAACGGGGTTTTGACCATCAAAAGATGGGCATTACCCGCACAATCCCAAGGCTGAAAAAAGATAGTTCCACACCCACTTCGGAGTCAATTAAAAAATCTGCATCAGAAGAAGGAGAAATCAAATGACAAACCTGAATGAGCTGATGAACCAAGCAAGAGTTAAGTTTGAAGCCGATGAGTGGTATATGGGATTCGATAGATATGTAATCAAGAAATTCAATGGTGAAATACTTCAACAACACAGATATATAGCCGAGCTTGCTCTAGGCAAACCATTGCCTGTTGGATCAGAAGTTCATCACTACAATGGAAATAGAGCTGATAACAGATATTTCAACCTTATTGTCTGTCCAAGTAAGGAGTACCACGAACTCATACATGAGAGAGCAATGCTTGTATTCGGCACTACTTCTCGAGCCGAAACTTATGCAGCTATCAAGAAAGCTAGCTGGGAACATCGTAACGGAGGAAGGAGATATAGAACTTATAAGAAAGTAAAGGCCGCGAAGTTTATCAAAGCTTTAAAGAGAAAGGGACTGCTACCCCTCGATAATGACAAGCACTGCTTAGGAATTTGGCCCACTATTCAGTCCAAACCTCCTCTAGGACTTCATCCTTGCCCTCTGGAGAAATGAAATGTTCCACGCCCTCTTCCTCGCCTTCGGCGCGACTCTCGGCATCCTAATGGCCTGTTTCGTTGCTCCCTTCATCCTCTTCAACTTCGGGAGGATTATGAGAGGGATTGGTTGGTTCCTCGTGGGAGTGATTATAGTTGTGCTTTGGGCCTACTCTAACGTGCAGGATAACGCAAAATCAAGGGCCGTAACCCTCACCGGCGGAGGTGCCACCAATAATGCTACCTACACCAAGCCCTAGGATGCGTTGGGCGGCGCTCACAGCGGGACTAATTGCTGGAGACATAGCTCCTGCTGCAAGCCACCTATTAGCTACAGCCCTTGCGTAATTGAAAGGGTTGAGCGGGTTGTTGATGATGGGTGCCCAAGTATGCTGGCGCAATGCTGCTTGCTCCAGTCTTATAAGCTGGTCCATCTGCTCCGCCTCCCTACTACCTGCACCAGCGGCGGATGCGGCAGCAGGAGCGGTGGCAGCGGGAGCTGCAGTTGGGGCTGGCCTTAGCGCGGTATTCCCACTTGTAGGAAAGGGAATTACGTTGGGTGCCGGGGCTGTTGGTGCAACTGTTGGTGCGGCTCCGGGGACTGGAGGGGCTTCGGCAGGAGCAGGTCTCCCCCCGAACCAGCCACCGCTTCTTATACCGCTATAACCAGCGCCCAGGCCGGACATAAAATCAACGATGTCTCCAGTCCGCTGCCAACCGGCCTCCCTCAAGGCTTGTCCTCCGGCGCCACCCACCCCTGCGATGAGCATCGCACGTGGCCCTGCAAGGGCAGCAGACCCAGCAGACTTCATGCCTCCAGCGAGAATGCGCTCCCCACCGCTTTGGGGTGGAACGAAATCAAGGTAGTGTTCATAGCCTCCTGGTCCACCGGGGCTCAAGAGAGCTGGCGCTGCATTGGGGACTATACCCATTCCATGCAAGGCATTCCATCCAGTCCTTGCTACAAAGGGAATTGGAGCAATAGCTCCTAGGCCAAGTTGATTGACTGCTATACCTGCTTCCCTACCCCAATCTATAGGACCGGGGCGTGTCATGCTCTTAGCAGCATCAATGCCACTTCGCACGGCAGGAGGCACACCACCCCCGGCCTGCTGGTTTATAGCAGATGGAGATAACTGCCTATAATATTCCTCTGTGCCTTCCTCTGGCTCAGCCATATCAAAGCCCTCCTATGGAGCTTGTGTCGTCGTCTTTTCTCTCTCTTGAACCTGTTTGAAGAACATAGGTGCTTGTTTAGGATCAATATATCCATGCCTCACGGCGTTGTTAATATCTCCTCTAGAATTAAATCCCTTGCTGCTTAGTCCGAAATTATCAAGTATCTTCTGTGCATAACCCTCTGCTGGATGCTCCTTTTTAAATGCTATATCAGCACCAGCCAGGCTTCCATTATGATGCTGCATATACTCATTTTGGAAATCCCTGTATTCCATTCCGCGCCGCGCCAATGCTTTCAGGCCCTCCAGTACAAGCTTATCACCCATGAGCGTATTGTTCATATTCGGGACCGCGGTTAGCGACCGCATAATAACTTGAGCTGCCTCGCGCTGGGCTCCAAAGTTCTGTACAGTCGTGGCGAATTGAGCTAATGTTTGAGCCTTCACAAAGCTATCGCCTGCCGCAAGCAAGTCCTTATCGAATGATAGGCTCTTAATAGCGTCATCGCCCATCAACCCAAATGAGTGCAAGGTATTAAGAGCTGTATTCCACGCATTACCCATTTGCAATCTTCTCTCTCCCTCAAACCCAGGTTCAAATGGCGTACCAGCCAGCTTATCCAAATCAGCATCCATGAACTGGAGCTGAGCCATAGTTGATTGATACCCACTGAATGCCCTAGCCTCTGGCCCGCTATATTCCTTCACCGCCGTATCTGCCATCTCCCTATCTGTGGGGCTAGTCAGTCTCCTTTCCCCACCCGTCCCAACCTCCATCTCAGGCGGCGTCCCCCAATCGGTCTTATCTGTATAGAGAGGCTTCCCATCCGCCCCGATTGGTCCCTCTGTTGGCCTTGTGACAATGGGCTGCATTGTCGGCCCGCCCGTCCCAACAGGCGGCGTCGGTGGCAGCGGCCCTCCTGTGCCTCCTAATGCATTCCCTGCTCCACCTGCCCCCGTATACCCACCTCCGAGAGTGGGGAAGCCAGCTTGAGGTTGTCCTGTTCTAAGATCTATAGGAGCAGGCATAGATGATGCGCCTGTTGGTGGTGCTGCTCCTTGCAAGAAGCGGCCTGGCTCTTGGAAGCCAGGTGGTGCTGTATTAGGAATGGCAGTTGTATATGTTGTTTGCCCCGTCACTGGTGAGTATGTACCTCTATAACGCCCTGCATTAGTCTCAGTTTCAACTGGAGAGCCAAGGATGGAACTAACAGCTGTGGCGTCCAGCGTGGTCCCTATCAGAGACCGTAGCTTCTGCAATTGCTCTTGAGGTGTGCCAGTTAGGGAGCCTGCTATAGCTCGTACGGTTAGAGCAGCTTGTGCCCTTTGTGCGGGTGTACCACCTGCTGTGGTGGCTATAGTCATATTAATAGCGTTGTTCAACAGGCCATCTAGCTGCTCCTGTGAGGCATTCCCAGACTGCAGTGCAGTGGCGTAAGGTCCAAGCCCTTTCATAAACCCAGTAAGTGCCTTATCACCAAACTCAAGGTTATGCATGCCGATCTGGGCTTGCGCCGCATGAGCCTGCGTTAGGGCGAGGAAGCCTTGTCTTGCCGACTGAGCGAAATCGATAGCATAGGGTGCATAGGGGCTTGCCATAAGCTCTTTGAGACCGGCCTCTTCATCCCCTGGATGCGCTGCCATGATCTCGCCAGCGCCCTTCAGCCCCCATTGATGCAGCTGGAATTGCTGGTTCTCATTCCCTAGCTGCCTCATCCGCATAATGTCGAGGCCGGCTTGGAATGGATTGATCTGCTGGGCACCCCCGCCAGCGGCAACCTGCGGCGGTTGTATAGCTAGGGCTGCAAGCGGAACATCAGCCACCCTCACCTCCATCGCTCGAGCCGCCCTGCGGCCCCATCAGTGCATTACCCCCTCCGGAGGCGGCTTCAGAAGGCATGCCTTGAGGTGGCCCCCTCATATCGATGGAGATAGGAGGCTTCGGACCTTGTGTCGCCTCTTGCTCCAGATGCAGAGCAGCAAGGGACTTGATGCCAGCCACCCCCATCCTATGCTGCAATACTGCTGTATTCTGTGCTAGGTGCTGTTCCGCTCCAGTCACACTTATATCATGCATCCTAATCCAAGAGGCAAGGCCTTCCCCTCCCTGACTTGGCATATCACTCATGATCTGTGCGAGCTGGGTGGCCCCGATCCCATGCCCAACGAGCCGGCCTGCTGCTTCAATAACATGCTCCGGTCGCACCATATCTCCCATGTCCATCAGCTGATCAAGCTCGACTCGGAGGTGATCCAGCACCTTCTGTGCCTTCATATTGGTATCATACTGGTTCTTTACATACTTCAGGTTCTGATGTACATCTGCAAAGGGCTGGCCTTGCCTGCTGGGCGGCACCATTGCATTCCCAGAGGGAGGCCCAGCAGGTTGCGGTGTGGGGGCACCAATGGAGGCACCCTCGGGTTGCGGTCTCCCACTTGGCGTCGGGCTCTCCGAGGCTGGAACCCCGCCCGAGCCCAGCACCCCCGGAGGCATGAATGGATTACCACCTGCCATCACCCTCTCCTAAGCGAAGTTAGATAACATATTACCTGTTACATTAGATATATTGCTTGCACCCAAATTAGAATAAGCACCAAGTCCTCCAGTCTGTCCAAGTGCCTGACTCAGCAAGAGTTGGTTAGCAAAGGAGTTAGCCCCACTTACTGCCGCATTCCCCACCCCTGTCAATCCTCCGGTAAGGGCATTCGCCGCTCCAACCACTCCTGACGCTTGGGCGGCACCAGCCCCGGTGATACTGGAGGCGATCTGATTGGCTGATTGAAGGTTAGCACCGGCCAAGGCACCACCAGCTTGGAGCCCCGTTCCTACAAGCCCTGCATACTGATTATACATCTGCTGCCTCTGCTGGAGGTCCATCGTGCGGCCTGCAAGCAGGTTCTGTGTGTTGGCGAGGAAGGCTTGCTCCCGCGTCTGGTAAGCTCCTTGCTCTGCATTGAATACATTCTGCCAATTAGAGCCAGCTAGGCCAGATGCCACGCTCTCGGCGGTGCCAATTGGAGCCCAGCCTCCTCGGCCAGCCGCGGCAAGTCCGCCCTGTGCTGCAAACAATGCTTGCTGCCTCTGGAACTGGTAGCCTGGTGTCTGTTCTAGTTGAGCTTGAGTGGGCTGGAAGGTAAACTTCTCATCAAATGTTGGCAGAGTAGTAGGCACTGGCTGCGCTGCATTCGCATCAACCTGTGCTTGCAGGGGATTCAAATTACCCTTACCAAAATCCACGAAAGGTGAGAGGATGTCAACATTCTGTTGCCGAATTTGTTGCTGTTGGGCGAGAGCAGCCATTGCTGCTTGAGCTTGAATATTGGCGGCATCCCTGGCTGCAGAGGCCCCTTTCTTCCCACCAGCAAGTGAGGAGGCACCTTGAATGCCAGCCGCTCCAAGGATGAATGCACCCGGCATTACTTCCTCCCGTCCTTTAAGTTTAGGATATAATTATGACTTAGAAGGCGAGCGCCTCGTCTCTCGAAGAGTCTGCCAAGATTGGCTCCCCTGCCCTTAATGCCATGATGGAAGTATACGAACTCGACTCCTATCTTCTTAAGCTCCTCAATAGCCCTATCGAGCATCCGGACAGCTACTATGGGATGCCTGGGCTCCACGAACCAAGCACCTTGATTAGCTATAAGGGTGCCACGAGACTCCATATCGAAATCGACAGACCAAGTAAAATAGCCAACAGCCTTGCCATCAACACGGGCGACAAGGACTTGAAACACCCCTTCTTCATTAAGAACCCTCATCGTGTTCCAATCAGGTCGAAATTCTCTTTCTTCTTCAATCTCAATCTGCTCCTGTGCTGCAAGATGCTCAAAGTCTTGCCAGCTATCAATTATCTTCTCAAATTCAATGCTTAGTGAAGGCAAGTCTTGATCTCCTTCATCCTCTCCTTCACATCAGCCATGTATGCATCATGCCTTGCAAGGATGTCATCCTTCATAGCTATGAGGCTGTCCACATCAACCTGAATATTAACCTGGGAGACCTTATACCACCAATCAAAATCGAACTCCAGTTCGAGACAGTATTCAAAGAGCCATTTACAAGTAACCGGTGCATCGAGGTCGCCCATGTTAATGGAATAAACATTCGGCTGCTGGGCAATGAGATCAAGGGTTGCATTCAACTCTGCAAGATTTGTGAGGTTAGTAAGGTAGCCCATATTCGCTATGGACTCGTAGACGTCCTGGAGGGGCCGACGAATGAGGACCGTCTTCAACTCTGGCATCTCCTTACGGATGATTTGCCATCCTGCTGCACCTCCCATCTCTACTGCACCCCACATCCCCTCCTCCTTATAAGCATGGAGGAAGTTATCAACCGAGCGGCACAAAGGGGCTACATCATGCGCCACCGGCTGTGCAGGGACGGCGAACGGGTAGTTGAGGAAGTGTGCCACCCATGCACTCCGACTGCGAGGAAGGCAATATATTATAAAACTCATGGTATCCCCGCTGCAGCCAGCCTCGAGTTAATAGTATTAATCTGGTTCTGAAGGTTTGTATCCTCCGCCTGCAAGTTCGGCACGGTCACTGTGAGAAGGGTATTCATCTGCCCTTGGAGAGTAGAGATGTTTGAATTGGCTGTTGTCATCTGGCTTTGCAAGGTTGATACCTGCCCTTGGAGGGTACTGACATTAGTATTGAGAGTAGCTACTTGGCTTTGGAGAGTCGATACCTGACTTTGGAGGGTACTGACTTGTCCTTGAAGGGTGGATACCTGGCCTTGAAGGGTGGACACCTGGTCTTGCAAGACAGTCACGTTCCCGTTAATAGTTTGGAGGTATGAGGCTCGAATTGAGACGAAGTTAATAAGGGAGTACCAAGGGATACCGAGGGTATTATTCTCGGTGTTCATAATAGGGGAATTGTAATTGGGGACTGTGGCCCAATCCGGCCCAGATGCAGGGGATGGAAACGGTGCCGACTTCGGCATCGCTATCGGTGGTCCACCTCCAGATCTTGGAACAGGATTAACCACAAGCCTTCTCCTACGTCCCTAGAACCTCAGCATCCACCCAAGCCCCGTTAAGAGCTGCAGGCCCAGCAATATTATGAGTAAGCTCAAAAACACGATCGCGAGCAGTGCCCATCCCGAGCCACTGCGGCTGCGTGAGGTATTCTCCCGGTGCTCCCGCCTCCTGAAGAAGTGCATTCCCATAGGTACGCCCTCGATCATCGCTCCATCGGAGGCTTACCTTTGCTGGCTGTCCATTCGCATCCAAGGGGGCCATCCCGCATTCCATATCAGCCCGGAAGGCAGAGAACTGCAAGCGGCGCCCGTCCACCTCCTGCATCCCCTGTGCCCCCATAGCTCTTGCAACGCCGATATGTGGGAAGGAACGGGTGAAGATAATAGGGCACTCGACAAAGGAGCCGCCAGGGTCAGCAATCACTCGATCTGTGTATCTGTCCAGGTCGAGGTTATAAATAGTGTTGTTCTGCCAATCCCCTGCCATGAGCTGGCCATTAATGAAGGCCATACAATTTATACGGCTGCGATCAAGAGTGCCGTTGGTGGGGTGGGTCCAACACTCCTGATGCCACGCCGCTGTCGGGTCTTGCACCGAGTTATCATACACCCATGTCTGGTTCCCAGCAGGAAAGGTCAGCATATAGAAGAGGTGGCCATCAATCTGATAAGCAAAGCCCAGAGCATCAGTGATACCCACCGTCCGCTGCATCTTGCGGATTGCGTCCTCGAGTGCGTGATTAGAGATGCGTTGGCAGAGATATCCCCTAAAAGAAAGGACCACCCCTTCCCCCTGGAGGTCACGAGAAAGCCAAAATACTGTTATATCATGGTTCGCAACGGAGTAGGGTGCGGCGATGCCGTGCTCGATATAGGTGCCAGGCAGCTGGGAGAAAGGAAATGGTGCCTCCGTCGTCCCGCCAGTGTCGTAATGGATCTCCGTCTTCACATCCCCGAATAGGAAGACTTCCCTCCTATTCACATATATGGACTTGAGATCATCGGGATACGACTGCTTCGACCCGACAAACTGGTCATTGAATGAAAGGGCATTAGAGGTGGTTGAACCCCACAGGAGGCTACCAGGCATATTATAAATCAAGTAGGTATCAACGTAGAAAGTGAAATTAGCACCATGAAAGGTGCCCGCTGGATTCTCTGTCGAGCCTATATTATGGAAGTCGGTGGTACCTAGAGTGGTGTAATACCCCGCTGTCGAGCCATCAACAAGGAGAAGGTCTGTCCCATTATCAGCCATGGATACAGGGCCACTAGAAGTGCCGATGGTTCCAAGGGTAGTTGTTGTGTTATCCGCATTAATAAGGATAAGCTGATTCCCACTAACAAGATAGCCTCTCTCGTTAGAGGCTCTGAACAGACCCCTCATTGGACCAGGGCCTGCCTGAAAGAGCACTCCAAGACCAGGCCTCTGGTAGTGGGTGAGGGGGACAATGGAGGATTTAGGATTAACTTCTGTGTAATAGTTAATACACCTCTGCGCCGAAGCAATGATGCTTCGGGTAGTGTAAGAACCACCTACCAGCGCCAACCTCATTTCTTCTTATTATCCTTCTTGGTGACTGAAGAGGGCATCTTCGTCAGTGGCTTCCCCGGATGCATCTTCTTCTCATGAGCATGCACCCCCGCCTTTACCTTCTTCCCATTCCCTGCCATTGCATCCTCCCATCCTTCGGGGAAAACACACCTTTTGATGGTCAAACCCCCAATTATTTGGCTGCCACCCCACCTTCAGTCGCCTTCACATCCATCTGCCCATTCAGAGGACTCATCCGAATTGGCTCAGGTGATGGAGCGGCCGCAGCAGCCTGTGCTTGCGCCGAGATGCTTTGAATAAGTGGCGCTGCAACTTCATATGGCTGCTTTGCCAACATTACAATCACAGCATTCCAATCATTCAAGCTCAGAGTAATAGAGATCTTGTCATCGCCAGTCATCTACTTCCTCCTCGTCGTCGTCCTTGTTGGAGTTGGAGTCGGTGTGGGTGCCTCTTCCTTTGGAGGCTCAGGCTCGGGCTCGGCTTGGGGCGCGGCTTGGGCCGCTGGTGCAGATATGGGAAGGCCGCCTTCTGGATAAGGCTTCGCCTCATTCCCCGCCGCCAACCACTCTTGATATTCGGCCCAATGCCTATTCCCCTCATCCTTCGGGATATGAGCCGCGTTCTCATCGAGGATGCCGTCGAAGGCAGGCATGCCTTCTGGAGGTGCTGGTGGAAGATAGTATTCCATCTATGTCATCCTCATACCTGTGGGCGGGTCGGGCGGGAGATAGTATTCGGTCATAGCCGGGCATCCGCTGTCCAGTGCATACCCATGTTTATCGCAGTTGCCGCTGTCGTCCCGTACACACCAAAGTTCCCAGCAGATGTCATGTTGACATTGGCGGTAATGTCTGCCGCGCCTTGGTTGTCTCTAATCTTGCCGGATGCGCCTGTTGTGGGAGAGTAGCAGGTAATCGAAGGAACAGCCCTTTTGGTCGTCTTAAAGGGGACGGCCCATCCGCGATTATTAATCGTGCCGCTGCCGACAATGTATTCAGACGAGCCGCCGCCGCCACTCGTCGCCCCCACCGCCGTCCCGATGTCATAGCTCTTCTCGTAGTATCTCTGGCACCGGGCCAGCTCGGCCTCGATGCTGGTGCGCAGGAGAGGCTGCGGCGCGGGCGCGACCCAGAGGCCGCAGGGGCCGAGCTGGAAAGTCGCACCAGTGGTAGAGAGGATGGTGTTGGTCTGACCAGCTCCACCACCCAGAGCACCTGCAGCCCAAGTACCAGTAGTGCCTTGAAAAGTCGTACCTACTACAGGGTTGACGAAGAAAATAAGGCTCTTACCATTGCCGCTCAAAGTCCAAGTTCCCGTCACATCTCCAGGAACTATCTGTGTAAAGAACTGCCATGTGTTGGCAGCAGTCAGTGTAAAGTTCCATGCAAAGGAGCGGTTCTGTACAGCATTCTGGAGACAAGCACCGTATGTCCCAGCAAGAGAAGACTTAGCCCAGAAAGCTACAGAGAGAGTTTGTGCCGAACTAGTACCAAAGGCCGTATCGATCATATCGTCGGCTTCAATATCCTTTCGTATCTGGACGATGCTGTTAGCAACAAGCGACGCTGTGGCTGTGTTGGTTATCCTTACACTATTAGAGAAGCCTGGTGGTGCATCAGTGACTCGCTGGGCTGAGTAGGTACCAGCCACCGCAGAATTGCAAACAACTCCATCAAGGATGTAGTTCCCTGAAACAGTTAAAGAGGTTCCTTCATTGGCCTGATCGATCTCCATAAACGGGTTGACCAGCTTGTTAGGGAAATAGAGCCCAGTCAAGGTCGATGCCGCGACCCACTTCGCTCCATCCCACCGCCACGACAGCGCACCTGAGGTGAATAGCTGCCCAAGAGTCGGGCTATTCGGGAAATCCAAAGCCATCTATCTGCCCTCCTCTTCCTTCCTACCTCACTCTCCGCGCCCGAAGAAATCCACACGCCTGCATTGTACTGACAGCGAAAGTCGCTAGGACAACGAGGTAAATCGTTGTCGTCGTCGCGAGCGCTAACCGCGTCACCATAGGTGCAGCACCAGTAAGAGCGCCCGCCGCACCGGACGGGCCATAAAAGATCAATGAGCCGTCCGGGAGCGTGGCCGATGTCGTGCTGATTCCGGTGTTGGTGCTGCTCGTCGTCGTTGTGCCGCCCGCGATATAGCTGACATTGCCTGCAACATCCCAGTCGCCAGCGGTCAGGCTGATGCTCGTCAGATTGGCGGCAGCACCGCTTGTCAGCGAAATGCGGGCCGCAAAGGAGATCTGCGAGGAGACATATTCCCCAACCGACCCCGCTGGGGCGTTGTCATTAGTCTGGGTGCCAACGATACCATTGGTCGCCGTGTTAGCAAATGAAAGATTGCCGGTGAGAGTGCCGCCATTTAGAGGCAGATAAATCCCTGCTCCCGCCGTATTATTATTCGAAATCACCCACTGACTCGAGTTCCCATCATTATAGAAGATATAAAGCTGGCCTCCTAGGCTGTCCCACCACAACTGTCCCACAATAGGAGTCGTCGGAGGAGTATCCCCAATAAACTGCCCCAGCACCTGAGCAAGCGTATACGCTCCATTCGTCTGCCTCGTCACCACCCCGCTTGCATTCGACCCCACCCCCAGGAAGTTATCCAGCGCCGCATTCCCACTCGTCGCTCCCGACCCGCCATTAATAAGAGTGACGGGGCTTGTAAGGGAGACCTGCACCGCTCCTGTATTCTGATTGACAGTAATGCCATTCCCACCACTCAAGAAGGTGACACCAGTCGTCCCTGCTGCCACTGCTGCCATCACATAAGCGGTCGTTGCAAGCTGGGTGGTATTAACCCCCGGTGCAGCAGTTGGCCCAGCAGGCACCCCTGTAAAGGTCGGGCTTGCAAGAGGGGCTCCGCCTAACGCCGCCAAAGCTGCTGGCGCTGTCCCTGCTCCCGTCCCACCATTAGCAATCGTCACCGGGGCATTCAAGCTAACTACCACATTCCCAATATTCGGACTGACTGCAATGCCATTCCCACCCGAGACGTTGTTAACGATGGAGGTGCCTCCGAGGACCGCATGCACAAACGCAGTCGTTGCAACAGTAGTAGATGCATCAGAAGTGGGTGCTGTCGGTGCTGTTGGAATGCCTGTAAACGCAGGGCTGTTAGTAGAGACCGCTCCCAAATTAAGGAGGGCTTGGTTCGCATTATTCGCGCCGGTTCCGCCGTTAGCAATCGCCACAGGGAAGTAGGAGTCCACGTACTGCTTGGGTGTTGCCCCCAATATGTCTGTGGGGTTCCCAGAGAGGCGAAGAAGGCCCGTCATATTCCCGCCAGCAAGTGGCACCGCTCCCAAATTCGTGAGAGCCAGCGGGGCTGTGGTTGCACCCGTACCACCCGCTGCAACTGTCACAGGCAACGTCAAGCTCCCCGCGGCTTGCAGCGCCGTGATCTCATTCTTAATGGTAAGGAAGTTAGCCCGGACTGATGCCGTCGTAGGGCTACCAAACACCGGGACGGTTGGATCAACTGCGCTAACCATCTCTTCTTCTCCCAGCCTCGTTCAGAGGCCTCCTAGGGGTGAGTACCGGGACCGCTTGCGAATACATCCCAAAGCGAAGCCCCTCCATCCCAGATCGATCCACCTAAACTCAAATCCCAAAAGCTTTGAATGATACGGCCAATAGTCCCCGTATCCTGCCACCCAGCATGACTTGCAATCTCATCATGAGCAATGAAATTCCACAAAGTCCCCGATTGCACTATGTATACCCTATCAAATAGAAGGACCGGCAAAGGATCCGGACTCGTATTATTGATTTGATAAATGGCTGGAGACCATTCATTAAAGGTGAAGTAGGGCTGCCCACTCAACACATCCCCCACCGTGTAATACCCTCTCGCCTCATTGGTGAGGCGATTAATGATAGTGATAGGCCGCTGTGGAACAGTCGGCCCGAAGAAGGTCGGCTGCAACAGGCTTATCTCAATAGGATTGGTCATCCCTCTTCCCTCAGAAAGCTAACCAAAAACCCTTGTCCCTGAGACATATCGCCACCCAACAAGTGGTCCTACCTCTGGATTAAGATTGAAAGTCCAAAGCTGTCCATTCGCCACTGTATAATTCTTCCTACCCACCGACACTGTGAGAGAGGCTCCACTATTATTCCTTATCTCATAAAGGGAGGGGTCATAATTAGCAAAAGTAAAGAAGGGATTACCAAGTAGGGCATCCGAGACCGTATCAAACCCAATCACCTCATTTGTCAGAAGGTTAGAGATAGAAAGAGGCCTCTGACTTGGCAGTATAGGCTGAGTTCCAGATGTAGTTACAGGTGGCAGATTAGATGAGAGCCCCATCCATTGCGCTGCATTAGTGAGCGTACCATTTATTCCCTTACCTGAGCTATCAACAACAGTTGTTCCACTCCCATCTTGAAATCGAAGACAAACCTGGGTATTTGTATCGATTGGTGGTAAACTTGCTGGTGTAGCACAAGCTGCAATATAAGCCGCACTTCTTGCTACATTATCAATCTGAAATCTTTTAATAACTCCGCCCCAAGGAAAATGAAGGCTCTGTTGCATCCCAATCCAAAACGACTGCCCCGCAGATACAATCGTTTGACCTCCTAATGTATCACTATCAACTGTCATTCCAACAGCAATTCCATCAACATATACCTTAACCCCAGCAGCCACTCCACTTCCATCATAACTAACTGCAACCATATGCGTCTTCAAATCACAGACACTCGGCACTGTCTGATGCATATCAATCCATTGTGGCGCAGTCGAGGAATGAATAATCCTTACAACAATAGCTCCATTCCCATTAACCCATACCTCATATCCAGGGAAAGGAGTTCCTGCTGTCACATTAGTAAAAATAATTGCAGCTGGAGTAGTACTACTCATTGGCACCCCAACAGCCTGCACCGCCGCAAACATTGTCCAAGGCTGCGTATACTCAAATTGGAGCGCATTTCCTAAGCTAACCCTCTCTCCATTCACAAAAGGAAAAGCATTTACCCCAAATGTCACTCCTGGTATAGTATCTCCCGTAGCATAAGGAAATCCAAAACCAGGATCAGGCCAATAAGCTGCTTGATCTTGAGCTATTGATGTCATTTGCACACCAGTAAGCGCACTATTATAAAACGCCGCTTCAGTCATAACACCATTAAAAGCAAAGTGTATTGGATCTGCTGGATAACCTCCAAACCCCGTTGCTGGCGCACTAGGTGTTGAAGAGGCAATACCATTAACTACCGTTCCAGAAACCCCATTATCATAAAACGTAAGAGTCGTACCAGAAACAGTTACTCCTATATTATGTTGCCCGCTTAACATATTAACCCCAGCATTAGGACCATAAGCGGTGCCACCAGAGAAATAAAATACCTGCCCTGGACTGGCCCCTAACCCTCCATTACCTGTACCATTTAAATCAAGGAAATAACCTCCACTAGCTCTAAAACTACATTGTGGAATAGACTGATTATCGTTAGTCAATGACACTCCACCTAATACAACTGTCAGGCTACCTGTTGCTGGAAAATCCACTGCTGGACTTAGAATCTTAGCTCCATTAACAACAGTATCTTGTGACAGAAAACAAAGATAAGCCTTCCCATTAAGCACAATCAATTGCGGCTCATTCAACCCCACTGTTGCAGTCGCGACAGGAAGCAAATCCCTTGTATTCCCGCTCTGATCATACCACCTACTAACAAACGCCGTTGTCCCTGCCACAAACGTATTAAACGAAGCAACATCGAAATCAGTCCCAACAAACCCCACGTTCAGCGTCGTGCTATCCGACTTCCTCGTAACCTGCACAGCATTCCCTGCATACGCCGCTACAATCTTCCGCGTCGAATAAGCAGCATAGGGCGCCCCAGGCAGATTAGCCATCAGTGCAACCTCCTCTTCTCAATCATCTCCGCCTGCTTTCCTATTTCTCCATGTGCTCCAAACCTCCATGTCTCCCCAGGGGCAATATCATGGCTCACATTCCACAGGGTAAGGCGAAGCACTGCCCCTGTTCTATTCTCAATCCGGTAAATCCCTGGGTCCCAATGCCCTCTCAACATGAAGGCCCCATCTGGCCCCATCATAGACCCCACGTCTTTAAAATTCCAAACCTGTCCAGTTAACTCATTCTTCACAGCAAGAACTCTAGTCGGGTCATCATACACAACTGGAGCTGGGATAACCGTCTCAAGCCCCTGTATCCCGCTTACCCCTGATGGTACACTTACCTCCCTTGGCTCACCCTTCATAGGGAGCCTATTCCGTCTAGGCCCCCTATTCCTGACCTGGAGTGCCATAGGAACATGAACAGGTTCTGGGAGGCTCAACTCAAGCTGAACCTCCACAGCAACTGGCTCGGTAAGCCGGGCGCTCAAACTAGGATTTGAGCTAACTAAATGCCTAGGCACCTCCGTCGCGCTTGAAAGCGGGAGTTCCATTACCCCTGCAAGAGGCAATGGAACTCGCCTCAGCTTCCTAAAAGGCCAAAGGCACCAACCCCAAGCTCTCTGCCAAGCTCTCTTAATCATTGGACTAATCCAATGACAGTTGCTTCCAAGTAGTAACTGTCGGATTAAACGTCTTCGTCACGCAGAGATACTCAGCCGAGGTACCTGCTGCCTGAGTAACACTCGCTCCCGTTGTTGTCGAGGCTACAGGGATAAGAAGATCCCCCGTCCCGTACCCATACACAACAGCTCCAGCTGCACCCAGATTAACCACAACCACCCGCTGCCCAGGCAGCCCCGGAGGCAACTTCACCCCGGTATTCCCCGCAGCGACAGTCGTCAGGTTATTAACCCCAGCAGTCAGCTGAAGCGCTGTCGCCTGTGTAGTACCTCGTGCCACTATTCCAGTCTGGGTGGAGAAGAGGCTTCTAAAGAGCGCATTTAGTTCACCAGCGTCTACCAGACGAAATCCTGGTGTCCGAAGGGATGGAGCTAGATCCATCATAGCCCTCGGGGGAGTTGCACTATCGGGCATATCACCCTCCTATTACTCTACGTCGCACATGTACTTTGGTTCTCTCCCACCTCCCGACTACGTCAGTATCTTAGCCCGCCATTGTGCTGGAAACACGCCATTCGTCGGGCCACCCTGCCCAGTCATGCAATAGAATATACCTACCGCAGCAGAAGCTAGAGCCACCCCACTTGTCCCTTGCACAATCGAGGCAGGTGGTGCAATCGTATCCGTAACATTATCTCCCGGCGCAGTGTTCATAAATCCAAACACCTGTGCCGAGTTACCACCGTTATTAATCACCGTGATCTCCATCCCGGCATACCCAGGCGGCAACATCACACTATCATTCGCCGTAGTAACCTGTGTAATCGTGTTGAGCCATCCATTCAGGAGGGTGGCGTTCGCATTCCCACCACCTGGATGAGCAATCACACCATAAGTCGCGTTAAACCCTGGAATACCCGAAGGATTCGGTGCGCCCGGTCCTGCAACCATCTTACTCTCCCTTCTATTCGCCCTATCAGGGCGGGTTTAATAAGGTCTGTCACTGAAGATGTTATACTGCCCACTTCTCCGAACGGTGTTCGGCATCCGCAGCCGTGTAATCTGCGTATTCCCCCCTCTCAGTACAGCCAAGCTATCCTTCGCCATCCCTGGCAAGGGGTCCCCAGGATAAGTCCCCATCCTATACTTCGGTCGTAGTCGTACTGCCAAATTCAGCATCATTGCATTATAGTATTCAAACGGGAAATTAAACACCGTTGCAGGCGTGGCAAATTGAAACTGCAATTGCATATAGAAGGTTGGATGAATCTCATAAACAAACGGCTGTGGCACCGGCCACACATAAAGCTGCGCACTTGGCCAGTCCGTATCAAGGAACGCCGCTTCACCCGGCCCCGCTACCAGCGTCTTAAGCGTGATCCGGTTGTAATCCTCCTTACTGTTAAGGATCTCAAGCCAATAATCCACTGAGTTCTGGCTTCCTTGTAATTGCCGGACAAAGCAAGAAGCTAGCCGCCCAGGGCGCATACTATTTGCACCAGTATCAAAATCAGCCCCAGGCCCAACAGAGTAAGAAACAGCGCCAGTAGAAACCTTGGAAAGAGTGACCAAGTGGTATACAAGCCACCGCTTCCTCTCCCATTGCATAAGCAACCACTGAAGACGAGCCCAAGCATCATTAATATCCTCAGCAAGCGGAGTCTGTCCCACCCCTATCGCCCCACACTCCTTCAGCGAAGCCCGACAGATGTCCCCCATAGTTGTGTTCTCTGGCTGCAAGTAGGACATTACGAAGCCCTATTCCCGCCTTCCAGGCGAAGCTCAAAACC